ATCGCGCCCTGCTCGCTTAGCCTTCCCGTACTTCTTATCATACTTCCTATTTCTGGTTGTAAGCTCTGCCCGCTTGGCTCGTTGCTCTGGCCTGGCGTTGATTTTCTTGTCAGTCGCAGCTTTCTTCTTACGGGCCTCCGGGTTCTCTCGGTAATACCTAGCTGTACGACCTAATGATGATTTTGGTTCTTTTCTTGGTGCCATAAGTTAAATATTTGGTGATAAATCACTGGACCCAGGCAGAGTGGGGAGTTTAACCTCCTCCTGCTTCGTGAAATTCTTAGGGGGCGTATGGTTCTGACGCTGCTCAATCAGCTCGCTCTGGTGAGTACTCTGTTGGTTCAAACGCTCATCCTTGCGGTCTTCCTTCTGCATATCAAGGTCCCTCTGAGCCCCAACTCTGGTTTGAGCGACAGCCACATCCCACTGCCCTTTGAGCGAGATTTTTCTTAAGTCACCCTCTAACTCAAATGACCCAAGCTTGACTTTTAACTCATTCTCGAACATGGCCCTCTGCATCTCCATCTCTTGCATAAACTGAACACGCTGCATTTCAATCTGTTCCTTTGCTTGCTGCAACTCTAAGGCTCGCTTGTGCTCCATCTCGGCTCGCTGCTCAGCGGCTGCCATATTTGCCTTCTGGCGCAGCTTGATAACCTGCTTAGCTAATCGCAAATTATCAATCTCCTCAATATCAATTTTATCCATCAAAGTAATGGCTCCGGTCTGGAGCGCCTCGCCAAGGCTCTGTATTAGCTCGGCGCGCTCCCTGTCTGTGGCCCTGACGTCTACGTTTATCATGTACTGATAATGCTGAACATTGGCAAGCTCTTTAATGATATCTGTTGTATACTCACCCATAATAGCCGCAACGATATCCTCCGTCTCCTTCATCACCGATGCTGCATGCAGCCTAGATAAGATAGCTTCCGAAGACCGCTTCTGAATACTAAGTATTCCGTTGAATATATTGTTCACAACTTTCTGAGAAGTGCTAACGGTTTGCTCATACACTATAGAAGATGTTCTTGGTGGTGGAGCCCCTCCAGCTGCCTGTGCGTTAATACCTGTCACATCGTACAATCTCTGCATCAGACCGTTGTAGACGTTAATGAGCTCAGCCAATTCGCGCCCAGATGAATCCGGCATATCATGGATGGGAAGCCTTACATTTTGCTGGTCATCAACTAAAGAGGACCCAGAGTAGAGCAAGTCTCCATCATCACGCATTATCTTAACTTGCTTGATGGGGTCCAGAGTGCTTCCATCCGGTAACTCAAGACTCCCAAGCGCATCAATATCAATAGCATACCCCTTGGGTTTCATTTTTAAGACAAACTGTCTCAACTTAATCAAGGTGATATAAATATCATCAGAGATATCAATAATTTTCTGAGCGATAGATTCTGAAGACAGCTTATACATAATGAAAGGGGCAATCGCCTTTCTGCGATTCCTAGGGTCGCGAAGCATGTTGTCCATCAACTGATAGTTGATAACAATATTTGTCCCCGGGAAATAAGTACCCTCATACCACACTTCATAAGGGATATAAACAACCTCAGACTTCATGTTTTCCGGCGGGGTCCAATCATCTGGCTTGTCAATATATTTGTACCCCCCGTGCTTGTTGTACTTCTTCTTCTTAACCTCGTATCTATTAGTCTTGAAGCAGAAATGGAGGGCATCAATGGTATGTTGTTTATCCTCCTCTGTCATAAACTCAAAGCTGGCATATGAGAGCCCTGCAACCCCAGCGAGCTCCTTTAACTGGTCTGCTGACAGCATCCCTTTAGCCTTTCTCTCAATGTCCCCTATCGTCATCCGTTGGAATTGTCCGAAGTAGTAAGCCCCTCTATAGTCGCGGGTCTCCTCCACATCCCTACTGTATATAAAATTCCTGGGGGACACGTACTGTAACTTAATTGCAGTCTCAGGGTCACATTCAACTTTAGCCACGCCGATGCCATGCTTTGCCAGGTCTTCTGCTATATGATTGAATGTTTCCCTCCAATCACTAAAATCAAACACCTTCTGTATGGCTAGCTCCATGGCAAGCTCGTGGGCTGGCTTGTAATCCAACTCCATGTAAAGGTTTAGCTCATCCTTAGACTGAGGAACGAACCCCTTGTGAGTGAAATCCATTCCCATTAACCTGGAGACCTCTTCAGCATCAGCACGAGTATACATAGCCTTCAGCTTCTCCCTGCGGAACTTGCTACGCTTCTCCTGGGAGTGCATATCAATCCCCTTTACGGTTGTTCGATACTTGTCATAGGAAAAACCCTCTACAATGGCGTTAATCATCCGGGGGACCTCAGAAGAATACTTCCAGTTAACCCGTAAGGCAGATAAATCTTTAGATGGAGCAAACAAAGCTTTCAGGTGAGACACATCAACAGTCCCCTCCATATGAGAGTTTACAAGGTCCATCTGCTTACGCCTGGCTGTCATTCTTTCGGAGCCCCACTCTGACTCAATAAACTTTGCCATCTTTAACCCGAATCCGGGGGAATCCTTTTCGGCATTCCCTGCCGTCATGTCCGGAAGTAACATTCTCATAATTAGTCGTTTTTATTAGAATTACGATAGATAATAAAAATCTGTCGCTTTTATTTTAGCGTTAGAGTTATCCCTCTGACGCTGGTTTTTTAGTAAAAATTTCTGTGCTCCGTAAACAGCCAAACACGCACTTACCGTAGCGTCAAACTTCTCCCTGTCTCCAAGGTCAAACTTGGCAAAGTCAGCAAGTAAGTCATTGAACGGGCAATTCCCTATTTCACCCATGGGCCTATAAGTATTGTCAGTGGCATACCCTACATGGTCTTCAATATACCTCTCCAAGTATGAGGCCTGATTCTTCAAAAGAGACGGGTCTGTTCCAGGGATACCCCCATACATTGACTCGTCAATCGTCAGCTTCAGCTTGTCTGGCCTACGCATAGCGTATCTGGTGTATCCACGTGCATGCATAACCTTGAGAAGCTCGTTAATATTATTCTCTATTAACCCCTGCATGCTATAATACATCATAGCCATGATGGCGTCATCAAAAAATATATCCAAGCTCTGTGGTCGTCCTATATATACTAGAAAGAATTGCTCCTTTGGGACACCAGCTACTGGATGGTTCCCTAAATATCCAATAATAGACCCCTTAGACCCAGTTCCATACTTTACTTTGTGAACCTTGTATGGGTCAATACCAATACACCCCAAGAAATCATACTTTGGAGCTATTTTGCCGCCCTTTATAACCTTAGCGTTAGCTATGTGCTCATCCGGGAGCCATGACACCTGAAAACGCCCCTTTGGGGTTTCGTAAAACTCTATGTCATCTGTACCATCATTCTTCCTCCTAAAATTCCCTGTCTTATAACCCCACTTCCCAGTGGCCAGATACCTGTTTGTGTTGTAGTCCATCTGGTCCTGGATTTTCATGATATTAAACATGGAATCCTCAGAAGCAATCCTAAACATATCACTCTCTGTAATAGGGTCTTTACGCTTTTCATCGTTGAGAGCCGCAGCATCATGCTTGTATGCAGACCACATCCCCTGCAAAAAGTCATACACGCCATCAGTAATCATCTTTCCATCTACACCAAGAACCGGCTCAGGGGGAGTATGGGATATGCAGTTCCCATACATATCAATATAACCCTCGTAATTGTCTAGTGAGGATATAAAGATTTTGTATAGACCGGAATTTGTCATCCCGTTGGCATTGCGCTTACTTACGTCCGACTCATAGAACAGGTGTTTGAATCTATCTCCTGATTTAGCCCTGTCGCTATTATAGTCTTCTCCTGTAACATATTCAACGGTAGATAAGAGGAATGCCTTTCCATGAATATTCCTACCCTTCATTAGAGCCTTCCTAATCTTGCTCCAGTGTGTCAATGTGTTATATTTCAGCCACTTGGAGAGTTCATCGCCAATATAAAATCTCACAGCCAAGGAGTCATAACTATCCTCCATGGTGGCCTGGTAATCCATGACTGTGTTTAAGTCGTCGTATTGTACGTCTTTCTTCTGGTTAAGCTTT